TAAACTGTGGAGGTAAAACTCTTATCGGTTCGAGTCCGATACTGTCCGCCAATATGGACTATTTCTGCCAGAGAAAAAGTCAGTTCGATTCTGACATAGTCCGTTGATATCAACAGCAGAGTTCCAGTAAAGGAACACTTGCAGACTCGAGACAATGCTTTAAAAAGTGTGAATTGAGGGAATTCTGCTGAAAATTCTTTAAAATGATTTTTTGAGTTGATAATTGCCCTTAACTGGGCTTGTCTGCTCATACAAAGCAGAAATGAGGTTATAAATGAAAAATAATATAAGGTGTGAGTTATTTAATGATCATCACCAAAATTATAAACGCTATCACATACCAAAAGCTCAGCTTGTAATTGCTGATATTCCTTATAATTTAGGCAATAATGCTTATGCGAGCAGTCCTGAATGGTATGTCGACGGAGATAATAAAAATGGAGAAAGTAACAAGGCAGGGAAAGCGTTTTTTGATACAGACCACAATTTTAAGATAGCAGAATTCATGCACTTCTGCTCAAAAATGCTTGTAAAAGAGCCAAAAGAAAAAGGAAAATCACCGTGTATGATTGTCTTTTGTGCATTCCAGCAAATGCAAATGGTTATCGAATATGGTAAAAAGTACGGATTTAATAATCATATACCGTTAATCTTTATCAAAAATAGTAGTCCACAAGTTTTAAAAGCTAACATGAAAATAGTTGGAGCTACTGAATATGCCCTCGTTCTTTACAGGGAAAAATTGCCAAAGTTTAATAACAATAAAAAAATGATATTGAACTGGTTTGAATGGCAGAGAGATAATCCTGAAAAAGTCAATAAAATACACCCGACGCAAAAACCAGTGAGAGTTTTGAAAAAATTGATCGAAATTTTCACTGATGAAGGGGATACAGTAATTGACCCAGTTGCTGGAAGTGGGACAACTTTAAGAGCAGCAAAAGAACTTAAAAGACATTCTTACGGCTTTGAAATAAAAAAAAACATGTATAACTTAGCTTTAGAAAAAGTTATCAATGTCGAAGAGAAGGTGAAACAAATGGAATTATTTCAATAAAAAATCGGACATATAGTCCGATTCATATAGAGTTTTATAATTTAATTTATGCAACAATTATAGCATATTAGCATATTAAAAGCAAGTAGGTGAGAAAATGATAGACTTTAAATTTTTTGATGAATTTTTATCAAAAAAAGAAGGCGGCTTTATTGATAATAGTGACAGAATAACATTAGAAGTTATTGATTATTTAAAAAAATGGAAACTACCACAGTGGAATAAATTGTTTATAAAAGCAGGAAACAACAACAGTAATCCTTATTTATATCAAGTAGAAGTAAAATGCAAAGAATGTGGGAAAATATTTGAAGAAATGATAAGCAAGACTAAACTTTTTGAACACTTGCAAAGTGAAAAGAGTTTTGAATGTAAAGAATGTAAGGAAAAAGAAAAACAAAAAAATGAAAATAAAAAAGTTGAGGTCAAAAATTTATTCTTGCAGCGAACTATGGATTATATAGAGTTATATCTTGATCCTGAAAGAAGTTGGAGAGAAGATATCGGAGTGTATGACAAAATGAGATATATTTCTGATGTCAGTATAGAAAATGAAACAATTGCTGAATACATAAACACTTTAGAATATAGAGAATTTTTGAATACTCCATATTGGAAAGCAATAGCTCAAAGAGTTAAAGCTAAGGCAAAATATAAGTGTGAATTATGCAGTAGCAATCACATGTTAGTAACACACCATAAAACATATGAAAGGCATGGATATGAACATCTTTATTGGAGAGAAGATTTAATATGCTTGTGCAAGAAGTGCCATGAAAAATTTCATTTTGATTAGGAGGGTAAAATGGCTAAATTTAAAGTAAATAAAACAAGAGATTATACGATAATACCTAATATTCATTTAAAAGAAAGAAAAATGAGTCTGAAATCAAAAGGTCTTTTAACTTTGATGTTAAGCTTACCTGATGACTGGAATTATTCACTAAAGGGGTTAGTTAGTCTTTGCAGTGAAAGTGAAAGTGCTGTAAAAAGCTCGTTACAGGAACTTAAGGAATTTGGATATTTAAGGATTCAAAAATTAGCACCTAAAAAAGGAAATGGGAAATTTGAATACATATATGAAATTTTTGAAAGTCCTTTGAAGAAAGAAGAACGACAGAGAGTCAATAAAAAAGCAGAAAATCTACAGTTAGAAAACCAACCTGATGAAAATGTAACAATAGAAAATCTAAAGGTTGAAAATCAACCAGTAGAAAATCTACAGTTAGAAAACCAACCTGATATATTAATTACTAAACAATCAAGAACTAAAGAATTAAACACTAAAGAAAAAAATAAAAAAGAAAAAACGGATCATACAGAAAAACTTTTTGAGTACATAGAGAGTTTAAAAATTGATGCCGAAAAGAAGAAAATTTTTAAGGAATGGGTAGGTTATAAAAAATCCAAGGGACAGTATAAAGATACAAAATCATTAGATGTTCTGATAAGGCGATTTATAAAATACTCTGTTGAAGAGTTAAGAAATATTGTAGAGAAGTCAATAATGAATAATTATGCAGGGATTTTTGAACCTAAGGAAGGAGTGAACAATGGGAATAGTTACAATACAAGATATAGCAGAAAACAGGAAGATAGACATTCAAAAAAGCCGGACTACACAAAAGGATTTGACGACTGGAACTAATGTTGAGACAGTGCTATTAAGCATTTTTAAGCAACAGGATATTTATAAATACATGGAGCTTTCAAGACTTACTGGGCAGGACTGGTATAAAAGATTTGAAAATGCGAAAATTCTAAGTTCTGAAGAGAAAGAATTCAAGAAATCATTTGAAAGGTACTGTGAAAACTTTGAAATGATAAAGAAAAAAGGACTTGGGATTGTAATGATTGGTAATCCTGGTACTGGAAAAACTTTCTACACAAACTGTATCATGAATGCTTTAAATTCAAAGTATTTAGTATATAGAACATCTTTATCGGCTTTACTGGAAGAAATAAGAGAAAGCTACAAAAAGCGTAATGATGAAGATGATGGATTTCTGCTCGAAAGACTTTCAAAAGCTGAATTAGTTATATTTGATGACCTCGGGAATGAATTTTTAAGTGACTGGGGAAAAGAAAAAATGTTCATGATTTTAAATTTTCTTTATGAAAACGATAAATCAATGATTATAAATAGCAATTTGGATTATACACAGCTAGAAGAGTTTTTAAAAATAAATGGCAGTGATAAACTGATGGACAGGATCAGGAGCAAATGTAAGAAATATCTTTTCAACTGGGAAAGTAGAAGAAAAGATTTATATAAAAAAGACTTTGAGGAATTGTATTAGGAGGATAAATGCGAAAATATATACCTTGGACAACAGAAGAAATTGAAATGTTAAAAATATTAAGGTTGGAACAAAGACTCTCATATAAGGAAGTTGCAAAAACATTGGACAGAAGCGAGAAGAGTTGCCATAGTGCAATCAGGAGACACTCAAAAGAGGAATTTGAAGAAAATTTGCGATTAAGAAAAGAACGCAATAAAAATATTTTAAATTTATGGACGAGTGGACTTGGAAAACGTGAAATTTCTGAAAGACTCAACGTAAAATTTAGCTCGATTTTAAATCTTTTGAGCTCCGTTGCTAACACAGCTTGTTTAGATAAAAAAACTGGAAAAATCAAAAATAAATTCAAAAGATGGACAGTTGACGAAGACAGGATAATAGTTAAAAGCCAACCAATCGAGATAAAAACGCTTTCTAAAAAACTAAAAAGAACTAGCCGAGGAGTTTTGGCTAGAATTTATGAATTAAGAAAAAAAGGGATAGATATAGAATTAAAAAAACAGGAGATAAACAAAAAGTTTGTAGAAGACTGCTTTATAAAAAATGGAGGATAAATGAAGATAATAACAGAAAATGATGTCATAAAAGCTGAATAAATTAGCTTGTTTCAAGGAGCAGGATAATGAAAAGAATAAAAATATATTTTTTGGAAATTGTCGACTTGAACGATGGAGTGCATCAGATAAAGTCAGATAACTATGAAAAGATATGGGCATTTGTAAAAAGACATAAAGGGTCAATAAAAAATATTCATTCTGGAAATAAATTAGTTTCAGAAAAGAAGTTTCAAGAAATGAAAAAGGAAGAAAATTTTAAATAGGAGGAATAATGGAAGTTAGAGAGGAAAATGTTAAAAGCCCTAAACATTATAAACTTGAAGGCTTAAATGTTGAATCAATAGAAGTCATTAAGTCGGTGCTAGGACAAGAGGGATTTAAGGCATTCTGTAAGGGGAACATCATGAAATATCTTATAAGGGCAGAGAGAAAGAATGGCTTAGAAGATTACAGAAAAGCTAAAACGTATTTAGATTGGTACTTGAAGGAGTGTGAAAGTAATGATTGAGCTTAATTTATCAATAGTGCCACCTTCTGTTAATCAGATTTGGATTAATAAACCGAAGGGGAGGTACAAATCGAAAAAAGGAAAAGAATTTGAAAAAATAGCTAAGTATCAATTAAAAAAACAATACGAAGGGGAAATACTAACGGAAAAGTTAAAAATTAAAATATGGCTTTATTTTAAAACTAAAGCAAAAAGAGATATAGACAATTACAACAAAGCAATTTTAGATTCCATGACAGGAATTATTTACAAAGATGATGCACTGATTGAGGAATTGAACATAAAAAAGACAATTGGGTGTGGATTTAATAAAGTCGAAATAGAAGTGGAGGAAATAGAATGACAAATAAGCAGGTTTACGGAATGATAGAAATGGTTGGAGAGTTCTATCGTTCAATGGGCGATGGAGAATATATAGGAACAGGAAAGTACAAAAATATCGAAAGAAAAACAATGAGGGAAAATATATTTCATGAAGAGCTAGTTGAATTTATAGAAGCTAGTTCTTATAAAAGGGAAAAGCTAAGAAGAAAAGGACAACTGGATGCAATCTGTGACATGTTTTACGTTGCAGCTGGAAATTTATTAGAAAACAGTAAAAGCATTGAACAGGCAAAGCAGAAGTGGACTAAAGGCGGTATCTGGGAAACGGACACTGCCGAAAAAATGAGAAAAAGAACTGATTTTGACATAAATACAGTGTATGAAGCTTTCAAGGAAGTACATAGAAGTAACATGACAAAGGTGTGCAAGGACGGAACAGTTCTTCGAAGAGAAGATGGAAAAATAATCAAACCTGAAACTTTTGAAGAACCAAATCTGGAAAAATTTTTATAGGGGGTGGATGTTTTTATGAAATTTATTGAAAAAATATTGAGAAAAATAATAAAAAGAGAAACCACATACTTTGTAACATATTCAGGAGAATATGAAAATACAGGGATTACATTTACTTCACAAGGTGTAATTACTTTTAATGTGAATAGAAAAATGAGCTTTGAGGATTTTAAAGAACTCAAGACAAAAATGGAAAATTTGATGAAAGAGGATATTGAAGAAACTCAAAAAACAAAAGTTAAAAATATTATTGTTACGAACATAATAAATATTAAAAAATTGTAGGAGGATTACAGATGAACGAATTAATAAACATAGAAGCTAAAAATACATTGACAAGTTTAGAAGTGGCGGAGATAACAGGAAAAGATCACAAAAATATTTTAGCTGATATTAGAGACGAAATCAGTAAACTAGGGGAAGAAAGAGGACGGCTAATTTTTCAGCGGTCCTACTATACAAATTTGCAAAACAAGCAACAACCAATGTTTCTTTTAAATTATAAGGGAGTATTACAACTTGGGGCAAGATATAATGCTGAAACAAGATTTAAACTTATCGAAAAGATCGAACAACTTCAAAAGCCAATGACAGTTGAAGACATGATAATAATGCAAGCAAATGAAATGAAATCGGTTAAGCATAGAATAGATGTTGTTGAAAACAAAGTTGATAATGAAATTAGAATTGATCATGCGGAGCAGAGAAAATTACAGAAAGCAGTATCAATCAGAGTTTATCAAAGATTAGATGTAATAAATTCAGATAAAAATTTAATGTTTCCTGCGATATATAGAGATTTAAAGGACAGATTCGGCATAGCAAGTTACAGAGATTTGAAAAGAAAAGATTTAACTGAAGCATTAGCGTATGTTCAAAACTGGATTGAAAGAGCGGAGTTGAGAGGTGCATAAAATGATAACAAAAGATCAGAGAATAAGAATTGAATGTATAAAAAACAAATTAAGAACTGAAGGAAAAATAGAAAAAGACGAGTATCTTTTTTGTAAAATTAATATAAGATTTTTTGAAAACATAAGATTCAGAAAAGTTAGGAGAGCAATGAAAAAATGGCAACGGTAGAGATAGACAGACTGAACTGTGAAATAAGGCTGCTATATCCGACTAACGAAAGTGTCAAAAAACTTGAGGAATGGCAGGAGGAAATAAACAACTATCCGATTAAAATCATTCCTCAGAACACAATAACAATGGAGCAAATGAAACTGCTATATGTTCTTTTTAAACAGTTCAGCGAGGGTATAGAATGGTATGACTTGGGTTATACTAAAGACTATTTAAAAGACATGTTTAGCAGTATATATGAGATTGGAGAGTTCAGTTTAAGTCCATTTAAGAAAAATCCGTTGACATTGGATCAGGCTACTGAATTTATCCAGTTCATAATAGAACACGGAATTGAAAATAATATAAATCTTTATATCCAGGACAAAAATACGGGAGTAAAAAGACATATAAGGGAGATAGTACCTGATATTCAGAGGTACGTAATCAGATGCTTAAGAGAAAGAGCATGCTGCGTATGTGGAGAAAAGCATGACTTCAAGAATGGAAAAATAGTGGACTTGGAACATTATGACAATATCTCCAGTACGGCTACAACTTATGATTTAGATGATGGATTGCAAAGTAGATTTTTAACATTGTGCAGAAAACATCATATGGAAATACATAATATACCTAAAAAGGAATTTATAGAAAAATATATCCTTGAGCCTGTATGGTTAAATGAACAGTTAGTATATGAATTGCTCGACAAATATCCGAATCACTTTAAGTTGTTCAGAAAAAGACTTAAAGAGGGATACTATGACGGACTAATCAACAAAAAAGAACAGGAGAGAAAATGAGTTTTAAGGAACATAATAACAGGAAAATAGCAAAGAAATTAGCTGAATACATTACAGGAATAGAATTAAGGCAATACATGGCAAGAAAAGTGAAAGAATATGTCAAAATTAAAAATCCTGTAATATTTGATGGTGCAGTAGGGAGTGGACAGCTTGAACAGTTTATTAATCCATCAAAGCTTTATGGATTAGACATACAGGAACAGTCAGTATTGACAGCAAGGAAAAATTATAGTAATACCGATTTAGAAATAAAGAGCTTTTTCAATTATAAACGTAATGATTTTATAGTGAATGCTGTAGTAATGAATCCACCATTTTCAATAGAGTTCAAAAGTTTGACAGATGAGGAAAAAGAAAACATTCAAAAAGAATTTGAATGGAAAAAGAGTGGAAAAGTAGATGATATATTTGTTTTAAAATCATTGAAATATGCCGAAAGATTTGCTTTTTACATCTTGTTTCCTGGAGTATGTTACAGAAAAACAGAAGAAAAATTTCGTCAGGTTATAGGAAATAGACTAGCTGAACTAAATTTAATAAGAAATGCCTTTGATGATACTTCAATAGAAGTAATTTTTATTGTTGTAGATAAAGAAAAAACATCAAAGGAACTAGAACAGGAAATATATGACTGTAAATTAAAAAAACAGGTACATCGTGAAATTTCTGAAATACCTGAAAATTTCAGATGGGAAACTCCGCATGAAGTTGTCAAAAAAGAAGAAATTAATATTGAAGAACTTAACAAAACTATTTCAGAGAGCTGGATAAAAAGTTTTGAAAAGAATCTTGAAATTGAAATATTTCTAAAATCCGAACTGGGGGCTGATATAGATGTACTTGGAAATATAAAAAAAGTTAGGTTCATATGTGATAAATTTGAAAAACAGTTGAAAGGAAATAAAAAATGCAGTTCGATGACACCACAAGAGAAGCAATTAAAGTTATTCAGTCTATTCACGGCATTGCAACAGTAAGACTTGTTGATATATTTGATATAAGTTTTAACAGTAAAAAGGATGTTTTTGGAAGAAAAGATATAGCCGAAAACGGATATCCAGCAATGTTTTTTAGCGATATATCAAGAAAATACGATATTTCTGTTGAAAATATTGAAACTAAAATTTCAAAGGAATTGTTTGATATCTCAAACAAAATGAGTAAAAATGATATTTTAGTAAGTCTTGAGGAATTTAATAAGATTCATGTTGGCAGAGCTGTACTGTATGTTGGAACAAAAAAAGTGGCATTAAATGGCTATGTTGCAGTTTTAACTTTAAAAGAAAGTTTCAAGGATATGATTAATCTTAAATATATTTCATTTTATATGAACTATTCAAAGTTTTTCAGAAAACAAGTTTTCAAAAATTCAACAGGAGCAAAAGTTCAGAGAATTTCAAAACAAAACTTTGAACTTATGGAAATAAAACTTCCAGTCCTTAAAACTCAGGATAAAGTAATAGAAAAATTTAAAACATTGGACAAAGGATTTGAAATAGTTTCAAAAAGTATTGAAAATGAGATTGGAAAAACAACAATTGCAAAGGAATTTATTATGCAAGAGATATTTAACAAAATGGAGGAAATAAAATGACTTATAAAGAGAAAAAAAGCTATGAGAAAATATTTTTAGAAGTCTGGGATAATGATTTACTTGAAAAAGATTTACTTATGGATATGTGCGAATTGTTGGAAATGGAAAAACGGAAAAACTGGAAGATGGGATCACGTTATTTTATTATAAGACAACAAATGGAAGAACATTTGTAATAGAAGATGATGAAGTTTCTGGAACTTTAGAAATTTATGAGGAAAAGAAATAGAAAAAACAGGACAATGGCAGTTGAATATTTTTGGTCTTGAGGTATAATATAATACAGTATTATGCTTAGGAGGAGTTTATGAAAGAAACAATTTTTAGAAAAAATATTGAAGATATGTTTGAGAGATATTATAGAGATATAAAAAATGTAAAAAACGATCCACTATATGATAAAAAAGGGTATAATGCATTTAAAACAAAATTACCTAATGCAGATGAAGAGTTGTATAAAAAATATAAATATATAAAAGAAAGAATGAAGGAAATAAATAATAAATTTGATGAATTTCTTTATATTTCTAGAGAAATCAACTCTACTTGTTTAGAACCTACAAAAATTTTGAAAAAAGAAATTGAAAAAACTAGTTTTTTTGATTTTGAAAACAAATTTGAGAAAGAAATAGAAGAAGTTGAATATTTTTATCCTATGTTTAGATATCAAGAGATGGTTTTTGAGTTGGACTTAGAAGATCCTTTTTTAAGAGAATTGGAAAATGCTTTGGTAGATATGTTGCATATAAAAAATAGCATTTTAAAAAAAGAAACAAAGAAAAATGAGAAAAAATTAAAAAAATTGATTGAAAAATACGAAGAGTTATTAGAAGAACAAAAAACACACGATAAGAAAATTCTAGAAATAATGGGAATATTTTTATCTATATTTTCAGTAATTGGTCTAGGAGTAACAGGAATATTGAATATTCAAGATAATTTGTCAACAAATATTCTGTTAATAATGGGGAGTATTCTAATTGTTGTGACTCTATTATTTGCATTAATAAAATATGATTCTGAAAACAAATATAAGTTTTGGATTCTAATAATATTTGGAATAAATTTGATACTAACAGGGATATTTTTCTATAATCCTGTTGATAAAAACTGGGAAGAAACAAAAATAAAAATAGAAAATCTTGAAAAGAAATTAGATTATGAAAAAAGAATAAATGAATTAGAAAAAAAGACCAAATAAACTGGTCTTTTTTATTTAGAAAGGAAGTAGAATGAACGAAAAAGATATAGACAGAATAGCGGATAAGATATTGGAAAAGATGAGGAATGATAAGGAAATAAAAGCTGAGAAACAGTTAACTCCGTTTCAGAAAACGGAGAAGTTATTATCGGAATTGTCATTATTAAAAGGAGCTATTGATTCTAAAAATATGCTCATAGAGGATTTAAGAAAAGAGGGTATATCAATTCAAAAAAGAGAATCAGGAATGAATGTCCAGTCCAGTAAAGTATATCTATCTGAACTAGAAAAGGTGGAAAATAGGATAGAGAAACTTCAGGAAGAAATTGCAAGAATAGAAAATGTCGTAAATATGGTTGAGAGAGCTTTGGATACAATCAAAAACAATAAGCATTATGACATAATAGAAATGAAGTATTTCGAAGAGCTGACGTTTGAGCATATAGCAGAAAAGTTAAATATAAGTGTTATAACTGCAAAGAGATATAAAAACTATATGATTAGGCAATTACAATTGGTTATTTTTTCGGATGATGTAATAAAAAATATTTTGAATTGATTTTAAAGACCTGAAAATATTGAGGAGTTTATAGAGTATAATAAAAATTTTAAAAAAATGTTGACAACGTTACGTAAGTGTGGTAGTATTATTACGTAACGTAATAGGAGGAAACATGACTAAAAGGATTCTAAAAATTTCTTTTGGAAAAAGTGGTTCTGGCGGAATTACTACTAAATTATCAATACCTAAAAGTGTACTTGATAAAATGGGAGTTACTTCAGAAGAAAGAGAAGTAGAGT